TTAATGAATCATTGCATAGGTACGTTTCAAACCGCACAGTAGTAGAGAATTTTCAATTAAGGTATAGTGTAACGCAATTAGAAGCTTACGATTCTTTGAATGGTCCTAATACATTTGAAGCGTTTATTCGTAAAAATGGAGTGGTAGTAGCTTCGACTGCTGTTACATGGGGAGTTGGTACGGTAGCAAATACAACTTACACTGCTGATGTTATTGCTCAAATATCATTAGTTAGTGGCGACTATGTTGACGTTATTTATTCGGGTGGTGAAAATGGTTATACAACTACAATAAATTCAAATGGCACATATTTCTTAAATCAGGTTTCGGGAACTCCATTAATGATTCCGGGTGATACGTGGGACATGAACCAAACGATCGTGCCAAAGGTTAAGCAGTCGGAGTTCTTGATGTACTTGGTGCGAATGTTCAACTTGTTTATCATGCCTGATAAGTACAACCCAAAGAAGTTGTACGTTGAACCATTCACCGATTTTTACGACAATGCGAACCCATTGGATTGGACTGACAAATGGGATGTTGAAAAGGGTTACGAAGTCGTGCCGTGCGGTTACATGAATCCGAAAACGTACAAGTTTGCGTACAAAGATGGTGGCGGTTATTTTGAAAAGCGTTACCAACAAGCCTACGGGGAAGGCTACGGCTCACGTAAGTACATTTCGAGCAACGAATTTTCAAATGGTGAGCAAGCGGAGGATGTTGGATTTTCAAACAGCGTAATGGTTGGATTTCAGATTTCACCACGTATTTACGCACGATATTACGACATCGACAACAAAGGAACGGCGAGCGGTGGGGATGTGGCTTTGAACGTGAAACCCGTTACCCCAAACCTCCGCATTCTTTACCACGAATTTATTGAATTTCCGAGTGCAACGGAGTTTGCATTTGAGGGTAACGATTACACCAGTTACCCGTACGCCGGAACGTTGGATAACCCTTACAACCCTACCACCGATTTATGCTTCGGAATTCCAAGGGAGTTGTACTACCAATCGAATGAAACCACGGGTGCGATATTTAGGTACACGAATAACAACCTATTCAACCGCTTTTGGTTGGATTACGTGAAGTTGTACACGGATAAGGATGCAAAGAAAGTCAAGTTATTCATGCAACTTACACCCGTTGATATTGCGAACCTTGATTTCAGGAAACTGATTTACATAAATGGCGTATTGTTTTACCTATTGGCGGTGAATGATTACGATGCGAACAGCGATGAAAGCACCTCGGTAGAGTTGCTTAAAGTATTAGATTTAGACGGCTTTGTTCCTACCGTGTTTGAACTTACAAGCGGAACGGGTGCAAGTATTGACGATGAACCAAAACCACAAATAATTACAGAATAATGGCAGATGTTGAAAAGGATATAGTTTTACGAGTAAAGAGTGAAACCGACCAAGCGCAGGGGCAGTTTAAGAATTTAAAACAAGAACTGAAAGGAATTGAGAACGAATTGAACCGCATGAAAGAAGCGGGCGATACGGGAAGCAAAGCGTTTCAGGAACTTCAAAAAAGAGCGGGTCAAGTAAAAGACCAAATTGGGGATACGAAGAACGCAATCAAAGCACTTTCTTCCGATACGTTCAAACTCGATGCATTCACTCAGGCAGCCCAAGGAATTGCAGGCGGTTTCGCAGCTGCTCAGGGTGCAATGGCGTTATTCGGTAGCGAGAATAAACAAGTTGAGGAAGCCATCAAGAAAACGCAGGGGGCGATGGCTTTACTCCAAGGGGTAACGGCTATCACTAACATTCTACAAAAGGAAACAGCGTTCTCACAATTATTTTTATCGAAGGCGCAAAAGGATGGAGCGGTTGCGACCGATGTGGCTACAAAGGCAACCAAAGGGTTTGGAATGGCTTTGAAAGGGTTGGGGATTGGTTTATTGATTGGAGCATTGACGTATCTAATCGCCAACTTTGAGGACGTTAAAAAGGTAGTCAATAATTTGCTCAAACCATTCGATGGTATCATTGCTAAGGTTAGGGATTTCCTACACACCATTTCTTTCGGATTGATTGACGATGCCAGTACGGCAAAGACCAAGGCGAATGCGGAAGCATCTTTGGAAGCAATCAATAAATTAACAAAGGCAAATGAATCGATTGAAAAGCAGATGCAACGTAATATCGATATTGCCAAAGCTAAGGGAAAGAATGATAAAGAAGTTTTTGAACTTGAAAAGCAGTTACTTGAATTTCGTTTGAAAAATAACTATGCAGAACAAGAAGCAATTAAGCGTAAAATACAAGCAGGAAATGCTACCGATGAGGAACGTAAAAAGCTGTTTGAATTGGTGCAAAGTGCAAGGGATTTATTGAAGGATAAAACCGTACTTGAAATAAATTACACCAATAAGCAAAAAGAGGAAACTGCCAAACGTATTGCAGAGGCAACAAAAGAAGCAGAGGCAAAGAAAAAAGAACTTGAAAAACTTAGAAGCTATGAAGCGGAATATGAAGAGTTTTTGAAAAAACAAAGGGAAAAAAATGCAAAGGATTTTCAAGATAGAACAAACAAGGAATATGAAGATAGTATAAAAGCAAGTGATGGGTATTACAATCATTTAATAGTTAATGCACAAGTAAGTAATCAGGAAACTGAAAAATTAGAACTTCAAAAACTTGAAAATCAACTTCAAATTGCTAAGGATTACGGACTTTCAACCATTGAGATTGAAGACCAAATCGCATTAAAGAAAAAAGAAATAAAGGATAAAGAGGCAAAAACCGAAGAGGAATTATTTGCAAAGAGAAAAGCAACCTTAATGGAATGGTTACAAATAACCAAGGAAGGATTTGACGCTCTTTCGCAATTAAACGAAGCATTCGCCCGAAAAGATATAGACGGACAAAAGAAAGCGTTTGAACGTGATAAAAAGTTTAAGATAGCTTCTGCAATCACTGCAACCGCAATGGGTGTTGCGCAACAATTAGCAGTCCCAAAAGACCAAATTACGGGGTTGAACTTTGCAAAAGCTGCGATTGTACTTGCAACGGGTATCGCTCAAATTAAGAAAATTAGCGACACTCAATTTCAAGGTGGCACACCTCCATCTATGAATAATAATGCAGGCGGTAACATTCCATCTCCTTCACAACAAGCAACCCAAACGAGTCAACTCGATTCTACCCAACTGCAATTAGATGCACAAGGTAATTTATTACAACAAAGGTCAATGCGTACCTACGTACTTGAAACGGATATTTCAGCAAAGCAACAACGCTCAAAAAGACTTCAACAAACAGCAACACTTGGAAAATAATATGAATACTTACAACGATTTACCAGTTTATCAGTTAGTTATAAACGAACAAGACGAAACGGGGGTTGATTACGTGGCACTCGTGAACACCCCTGCGATTGAACGCAATTTCCACGCCTTCAACAACCGACAACAATTTTCAGCGGATACTGCTCGAAAGATTGTAACGGGTCCGCTAATGATTCCCAACCAACTAATTTACCGCAGGGATGAAAAGATGGGTGAGTACTACGTGATGTACGACAAACCAACGGTTGAAAAGATTGCGCTCAAATTCATGGCGAATCAGTACAACACCAACGTAAACGTAGAACACAAAACCCCAATCGATGGCGTGTTTATGTTTGAGTCCTTCATCACCGATTCATCCCGTGGAATCAACGCACCTAAGGGCTTTGAGGACTGCGTAGAAGGCACGTGGTTTGGTTCGTACAAAGTTGACAATGAAGAGGCGTGGAAGGAAGTTGAAGCGGGTAATTTCCGAGGGTTCTCGGTTGAGGGCGATTTTATTCACGCTCCGTACAAAGCGAGTAAACACGATTTAGAAGTAACATTGATTGACGAAATTTTGGCGTTGCTATAAAATTTTCTGTCACTTTTTTTGACGTTCCCATTCAATAAGCATAAACTTTTTAAGTATGGATATTAAAGCTGAACTTTTGAAAATCAAGAGTTACTTAATGTCTTCGGAAACACCAGTTGAAAAAACACCCCAAGCGTTCGCAATGTACGACTTGGAAGGTGGCGGTCAAGTTAGCATCAACGGAGAAATCGCCGTTGGTGCTGATGTTATGGTAGTTGATGGGGACGGTAACGAAGTTCCTGCACCTGATGGCGAGCATGTACTCGTTGGGGTTGCTAAGATTAAAACCGAGGGCGGTAAGATTGTTGAAATCATGCCTATCGAAGAAGAACAACCAGAGGTTAAGGTTGAAGTTGAAGCCACCGAGGAAATGGCAGAAGCTATGCCGATGCCAGACCACGCCAAGGAAATGGAATCAATGGCTGAACGTATCACCAAATTGGAAGGTATGTTAGCCGATTTGATGACTCGCATGGATGGAATGGGTAAAGCAACCGAGGCAATGACCGCCGTAGTTGAAGAGATTGCAAGCGCACCGACTGCCGAGGTGAGCAAGCCTGCATCTTTTACCTACATCAACCCCAAAAACTCGCAAGAGAAAAAATTTGAAAATCTTATTAACGCATTAAAAAAATAAAAAATGAGTTACAATTTAGCAGGGTTAAGTACTTATACTAATCAACAAACCCTACCCCTTATCACCAAGTCGTTATTCGACGCTCGCACCGTTTCTTTGATTAACAAACAAGTAGGTGTTAAGTATGTTTCTGCTTTGAACTTGATGGATACCACCACCGCTTTTGCGTATGGTAACTCTTGCGGTTTCAACGGCGCAAACAACACTACCGATTTCACACAGCGTTCTTTGACTGCGGTTCACACCAAGGTTCACGAAGCTATTTGTCCTAAGACGTTGGAGCAGTATTGGATGCAAACCCAATTAACTGCGGGTTCAATGCCTACCACTATCCCATTCGAGCAAGCTTACGCTGAGCAAAAGGTTAAGTCTATTCAAAAGGCGTTGGAAACTGCGGTATGGACATCTGATTCAACCGTAACCGCTGGTGCTATGGATGGATTTGCTAAGATTTTTGCTGATGCTTCCGTTACCGACTTGAACGCTTCTGCTTACGGTTGGGCAACTGATTTATCTTTTGCAACTCTGCGTTCAACTCCTTCAAACGCAATCGCTTTGTTGAACACGTTTGAAACTTATCTTCCTGCCGACATCAAAGGTTACGATGACGTTGTAATTTTCTGCGGATACGATGTATTCACTGCTATTAAGCAAGGATTGGTTGCTGAAAACTACTTCAACATTTCTTACTTGAATGGAGTTGAGAACTACGAATTGACTTTGCCAGGTTCAAACATCAAATTGATCGGTGTTAACGGATTGAACGGTACTTACGATTTGTACGCAGGTCGTTTGGCTCACTTCATTTTCGGTACTGACTTGTTGAACGAAGAAGAGCGTTTCGAAATCTTCTACGCAAAAGAAGCTGACGAAGTTCGTTTCGTATGTGAGTTTAAGGCAGGCGTTCAAATTGCCTTCCCTACTCAGTGCGCTCGTTTCATGATGGCTGCATCTTAATTAAACGATTGAACTATTAACCAAGGGGTGGGTACTAACGCCCACCCTTTTTTTTGAACAAATAAAAAAATAAAGATATGGCATGCGCATTAACCGCAGGATACACACTCGCTTGTAAAGACAGCGTGGGTGGATTAAAAAAAGTTTACCTCGCCAACTTCGAGGACATCACCTATGGTGCACCCGTTGCAGGGGTGATTTCTACCGTTACGGGTGATATGTTTTTGTACGAATTACCGATGAATACGGCGCAGTTTACTGAAACTGTTACCTCTTCAATCGAGAATGGCACTACATTTTACCAAACAGAACTATCAATCGTTCTTCCAAAATTGACCGCTACCCTACGCAATGAGTTGAAGCTTTTGGCTCAGGCGAAATTGGCAGTTGTTGCGGTTGATCGTAACGGCGTTCAGTGGGTACTTGGTTACGAAAACGGATGTTACCTAACTACTGGCACTTCTGCTACCGGTACGGCTATGGGTGATTTGAACGGAATGACTTTAACCATGACTTCAATGGAGAAAGATCCTATCCTAACAACCTCGGCTACGATTACCGAAGCATAAACCTACACACTTTCCATAATTAGAGGGGGGCGAGCGATCGCTCCCTTTTTTTATTCGTTACATTTTTCAATTTGCCCATTATATAAGTATGCAATTAATTACTGCGAACGCCACCAACAGATTGTTTTTTACCGCTACCGAGAATATGGTTAGCGGTGATTGGTGTTATTTGAATATCCATCATGTTGCGACAAATACGGACTTCTTTTATGATTTTGAAAAGGTTGCCAATCTTAGTGCATTTACTAACCGTATTGATTGTTGGGATGTTGCTATTGGTGATATTCCCAGCGGTCAATGCCTATATACAATTTACGAGGGTAATGCAGGCGCAACGGGAAAAACGAGCGAAGAAATTTTGAGAGTGTTGGAAGTTGGATTGTACGAAGTTTTAGCGTCGGAGGTTGCTGATATTGTTTTCAGCGCAAACGATGTTACCTATATTGAACCGAATTTATGACGGCAAGAAGAGAAAAAAAGAAGTACGGACTACCGAAATCGGGTATTGTTACAAAGCAGGACTTTGAAAGCAAATTGCCCGAGTACAAGGTGGTGAACGGAAAAGATTATGTGATGTACGGGGAGAATAACCGCTACCCCGACTACTTGTTGGAAATGTACCAACGCTCCGCAAAGCATAACGCCATTGTTAACGGAAAAGTGAACTACATCACCGGCAAGGGATTCACATATGATGCTACCAAGGTACAAGGTGAGCAGTTAGCTGAATTGAATAAGCTAATGGATAACCCCAACCCTTACGATGACTTGGATGATATTCTTTACAAAACCGCTTTGGACTTTGAAATTTTCAACGGGTTTGCCTTGGAAATTGTTTGGAACTTACAAGGGCGCATTTCACAAATTGCGCATAAGAATTTCGGTAACATTCGACGCTCACCCGAAGGTGACAAGTTTTGGTACGCTGACGAGTGGAAGGAATTTGGAGAGCCCGAAGGACTTTGCACCTACGAACCATTCAATCCTGAAAAGCGTTTAGGCAAACAACTTTATTACTATTGCAGTTACGCTCCAAGCGTTCGTTATTACCCCGTGCCTGAATACTTAGGAGCGTTGGCGTACATTGAAACGGATGCGAGGATAGCAAACTACCACGTTAATAACCTACGAAATGGCTTTTTAGGTGGCTTTTTGTTCAACTTCAATAACGGAGTACCTTCCGATGAAGAGCAAAGGGAAATCAAGAAGCAGTTATTGCGCCAAATGAAGGGCGACGATGGCGAAAGAATCGTGGTAAACTTCAACGATACGCAGGATACTGGTTTGAAAATCGAGCCGTTAAACGCTAACGACTTGGATAAGCAGTTTAACATTTTGAATGAAACTATCCAAACTGAAATTTTTGTTGCGCACCGAGTTACATCCCCTATGCTTTTCGGAGTTCGCACCAGTGGTCAACTTGGAGGACGTTCTGAATTGATTGAAGCGTACGAACTTTTCAAGGCGGTATATGTAAACGACCGAGTGCAAAAGTTGGAGCGTGTATTTAACTACCTATTTTCCTTCAATGGTTTGGCGGTTTTGGAAATTGAATCTACCGATCCAATCACCGAGCGTTTGAGTGAGCAAACTTTGCTTCAAATTGCGAGCCGTGCCGAACTCCGTGAAATGATGGGGCTAAAAGACGATACCGTAAACGTTCCAAAAACTACCGATAGCATTCAAGCATTGTCGCCTTTGGTTGCAAATAAGGTGCTTGAAAAGCTAACCGATACCGAAATCCGTGAGTTGGTAGGACTTGGTGCAAAATCACCTACCGATACGCAATCATTTGCTCACGTTGAATTTCGCAAAGAGAAACAAGAGTTGGAACTATTCCAAAAGTTCGGCGTTGATAGCAGTTCCTTTATTGAATTAAAGAGCCGTGCTATGCGTTACGGGTTTGAGTTAATGGAGCAAGAGTTCGCCAGTGAATACGCAGAATTAGATGCTGAAATCTTAAAGCTAATTGAAAAAGATCCTGCGATTACCTCCGATGCGATTGCTCAAAAAACGGGGCAGTCAATAGACCTAATTTCAAGCCGTATAAGCGCATTAATTGAAGCTAAGGCAATCAATATACGTGGAGCATTAAAAGAGCTTGGAGAGTCTGCAAAGGACTTTATTAAGCCACGCAATCCCGATAACGTGCCGTTGGTTCAAGTGATGTACAAATACGACGTGTTACCCGAGTATGGACCAAAAAAGTTAATCAATGGTAGCCGTGAATTTTGCGTTAAAATGATTGAACTTGGTAGGTATTACACCCGTGAGGACATCAACCAAATTTCTCAAATCATGGGTTATAGCGTTTGGGAACGAAAAGGCGGTTGGTACACCAAACCCGGAACAGAACAACACTACCCTTCATGCCGTCACACTTGGATGCAAGTTTTAGTTAAGCCGAAATCATGAGCCAAAAAGCATTATTCATAACCGAGAAACAACTCAAAGATGCTTCGTTAATCAATGAGAACGTGAGCATGGTAAAATTACGTCCTACGGTAATCATGTGCCAAGAAATGCACATCCAACCGATTATTGGTAGCGACCTTTACAAAGAGTTACAAACGCAAATTATTGCTAACACGCTAACCCAAGAAAACGAGGACTTGTTGAGCGACTACATTCAGCCATGCTTGCAGATGTACGTTCAAATGGAGTTTCCAATGGCGTTCGGTTTCCAACTGCGTAACAAAAACGTTGAGCGTGGAACTGACCAAAACAGCACGCAAGCGAGCGTTGGTGAGTTGCAAAGGTTGATTGATTACTACCGAGGAAAGTCGGAGTGGTACGCTGAACGGATCACCCGTTTTATTTTGGCTAATTTAAACGATTACCCTGCATATCAAACACCGACAAGCGATATTGATACCATTTACCCAAACCGACGTAACTATACGGCAGGGTTGGTATTGGATAACAACCGTTGTTGTGGTGATTACGCCAAACGTTACCAAGCAAATTACAATAGGGACTGCGATTGCTATTAAATATGAGCGCACATAAAAAGAATCAAGAAAAGTTACGGGTTTATTTAGAGAAAAATGCAAAGTTGGAACACGATAAAAAGAAGCTTACGGGAGTTCGCAGAGGAACATCCACTCGTTAACTCGTTTGGAACCGGGAACATATTAGATCCGGATAGCGCAAACATTACCAATTTTGTAACTCCTGCGGTTGACCGCATTTATTACCCGTTGGTGTTTGCAACGTTGGAAGGTTCACGATTCGCTACTAATTCTGTTCAGTTCAGTGTTGGCTTAGTGTTCATGGATAAAATTGAGGAATCGCAAAAGGTAGCAGACCGCCCAACTGGTTCG